CAAATTAAAATCAACAGCGTCGCGGATATCGTCTTCATAATCCCCGATATCAAAACCACCAGCCGCAATCTCTTTTATTTCATCTTCATATTCTGAGATATCAAACTCCGGCGCGTTAATACCAACGCGGGCGATTTCCTCTTGAACCATTGCTTTGATCGGATCGGCAAATAATTCTATCGCCATCTCTTTAAAACGATTGGCGCGGGCAAAATGATCTGCCGCGGCTTCAAGATCCAGCTTCAGCTTGTCGCGCTCGACAATAAGCGCATCAACAAAGTTAGGACCAGTAAGGGGCATTTCTGCAATTGGGTTTTCCATTGTTACATTCTCCAAAATGTAGGTTTGCGACGGGAAGCCCGCCATGTGGGTTTTGTCGCATATATAGAGCGCTGGGTCAAACCAATAAAAAAGGCCCGCACAATGGCGGGCCTAGTCTTCTATTATACAGCGTCGGTTTAGGCGGCAACGCGGGCCCAATCGCGGGCTGGCATATTGAGCAATTGGCCGCCGCGCTTTTGCCACTGATCGACATCATCAACGTCGGATCGATTGGCAACGGCCGTCACAGCGTTAACAAGGGTAGCACGGGAAAGCGGGCGGGCTTGCTCAAAACCGCTTTGGCCAATGGTTGCCATCAAACCGTTAAGAACATCGCTATTCTCTTTTTTGGTTAGCTGCATAACTTTCCCTAGATTGTTAACCACGTCGGTCACGTCAGTATATTCCCCATCGATAACATCAGCCGCGGCCGCCTTCATTTTATCCAGCACTTCATCGAACGCCTCGCGGCTGGAATATACGCCAACTAAATCACGCAATTTCAATTCAAGCGCATGGTTATCAGCGTTCTTTGCATCGTCGGAAAGCAAGCCCCAATCATCCCCATCGCGGGCGCTAGTAATATGGCTGGATCGGCTTTTGTTTTCGGTTTGCATCCCGTTCAAACAAGCCAACGTCCAGAACATTTGGTAAACTAAAACAGATCCAGCACCAACTTCAGAATTACCAAAGCCTATTCCATTGGCCATGTGATCGCCAACATTTGCACCTGTTCCAATTTGATCTAAAGATTTGAGACGTAAATACATCCGCTTTTCTGATAGATCCGCGCTAACGACTTGGAATTGCGCGTCGCTTTCCATTAACTGGGGCAATGTAGTTTGCAATAGATTGACGTTATCAAACGTTTTAAACTTATCAGAAACAAAAGCCCGCACGGTCCCATCAATTTGAACATCATAATCTAAATGGGTGCGCACCATCCGGCGCGTGTTTTCTTTATGCCAAATTGCATTAGTTAGATTGTCAAACTCTTTAGGATAGGAAGCTTGCAACCGTCGCGCTGTTCTTGTGTCAATTCCGGCATGGGTGGCAATCTGCCCAAACGCGGTGTCGTTAATATTAAAGATCTTGGTATTGTCGCCATGGTTTGCCTCAATAACCATTTGGGGCTTACCTTCAACAGATGTGATTTTCTGCAAATCGTTGGTAGGGGCCAAATAGTCGGCCGATCTAGCGGCTTGATCTTTTACCTTTTCCAATAGTTTAGAAAGGGTATTATTGTTGTTTTCAATATGATGTGTCAATTTACATTCTCCAAAAAGTAAAAGGGCAGGATTGCCCCGCCCTTACTCTCTCATATATTCGCATACAACGCAAGTAAACTTTTAGAAAGTTTTAATCCGCCCCAATATCGCCCGCTATATGGTGGCGCAATATCGTTCTAGGGGCCAAGCTTTTAGCAAACCGCGTAACACGTTCAGCGTCGGTTTCATCTTGGATCTGATCCGCTGTATGCGTCCAATGTAAAAGAACATTTCCACCTGTAGCATAGCAACCGCCCGCAATATCTGGCTCGCTCGCTTTCTTTTTATGTACACCGTGCGCGGTAAATCCGACAGCAAAATTGCGAACAAGCTTTGCACAAAGCGGATCACCATTGCCACATTGAGCGCAACCAAAGTTTTTAAGATATTCGGCAGGACATCTAACGATCTTTACATCATCAACCGTAACCGATTTTCGCCCCTCCCAAAAATCAGTTGCCACAGTGCAAACTGTTGGAATTTTCATTTTAACGTATTTTACAGCAAGCGCGGCCGTTTTAGCAGAATAGTTTATAACAGTTTTTCCAGCCTTTAGTTTTTTAGCCCAATAGATTGGGGAAAAGTGCGAGTAAGTAAAAGCAACGCCTTTAACTGGTACAGCATCGACAACCGCGTCTAAATATTCTTGATCGATCTTCGACGCGCCGCAACCGCTAGGGTTCAACTCACAAGTTGCAGGACAAGTGCCAAAGTTGTTTTTTGTTCCGGCTCTATAAGTAACCGCGACGCCTTTTGTTTTTTGGGCGCGGCTCAATTCTACAGTTTTTAACATCAAAGCTTCTCCCAATCTAAAACGTGTGCAACCGTATAGGAAGTTTTGCGGCCGTTGGTTTTTTCGTGCTGGGTTAAAGATTGAGCCGCCCGCCTTGCGTTCTCTTTTAATCTATAGCTCTCTAAGCTTTTTTGATCGTGATTAGATAACACAACCCAAGGGCCAGAAAAGCGTTTATTTTGTTCTTTTAACATTGCTACATTCTCCAAATAAGCGAGTTATCCCATATTATAAACAGAAAAAAACCCGCCTGTAAAGCGGGTTAATTTTCTAACGTTTTCGACGGGTGCTTTTTCGTCGCTTTGGTTTGCTCGCTTGTTGGCTTAATTTGTCATAATCCGCGCCATATAACAGGCGGCCTAATAAGGTGAATAAAAACATTTACGCAATTTCCTTATCTTGTAGTTTATAGGTAAGTTCCATGAGGCTATCAAATACAGCGCCTAAAGACTTATCCGACCTGTCACCTTTTGCCATAGCCACAGCAATGGCCCGCAATTCTTTTACAGTTTGTACACTATCCATAAAATTCTCCAATTTGTTAATACGACTCCAGGTTTTCGTTGGGAAACAATTGAGCGGTTGCGGTTTCATATTTTAGTTTTAGGGCAAGGGCTTCCCCATAAGTTAGGAAGCGACTTTTTCCAAACTTAAATAGTTTTGTGCTGGGTTGAAATTTAATATCCATAAAATTCTCCAATTTGTTAAAGTTAAACACAAGCTATCGTAAGCGCTTATATGGGAGATATCAAGTCAAAAACTTTATCCCAATCAAAAGGGTGATCAAAAGATCCAATTGACGGAGTTTTTAAACCATCTTCCGCAAGGGTTATGGCCTGAGAGGCGCTGTAAAGGTGCAGAGTGGCCTTAACGTCCGCCTTGGCCTGTCGCTTAACTAAAATCCAACTACTGCTTCTAAGGTGGCGTGTGAGCCACGCAACCTGATGCGGGCTCAGATTAACTGCGTTGGCCTTACAAAACTTTAGTTCTATAAAATGAAACTTTCCAACCTCATCACAAACCAAAAGATCGGGGATGCCTTGGCCTATCCAGTTTTCAATCCTCGTTAGATGCCAATTTCTTCGGCTTTTTAGCGCGGCTTTTAGCTGGCGGTACAGGCCCGCTTCCGTCGGCATCTTCGGTTGGGGTAATGTCAATAACGTTTGCGCCATAGCCTTCTTTCAAATCGCTTAAAGCTTTTAAAACTTCTTCCTTGCTCATACTGTCAATACTACCGTGACGGATCTCTGACTTACTAACGTAAATATCGCCTTGCGCTTGGCCCCTTCGATACTCTGCCTGCACTGCCGCAGAATAAGCGCCGTTTTCCAAAGCCACATCCCTAATCTGTTGTAGCGCTCTAATATGCCTGCCGTAGTTTACGTCAAACTTAGCGTCTAATTCTGCGCGGTACGCTTTAATGGCGGCAACAACGTGCGGACATTTGTGGGGATTGGTTAGCTCATAAGCACGGGTATGGGCGGAACTCTCCGGATACCCCGCTTTTATCGCGGCTTCCTTGAAAGTTATCAAGCCATCGTTGCTCACAAGCTCTTTAACAAAAAGCTCCTGTTTGCGTGTAAGCTTAGTATCTACAGAAATACGTTTGCGGCCACGGGGATCTGAACGCGGGCTATCGGGGTCTACAAGCTTATTATGTTTTGGAACCGCCCGCTCTTTAATCAGAAGCGGAGAGGGTATTATCCCAAACTTTGTTTTCTTTACGGGACGCCCTCTTTTAACTACAGCCATGCTCGCCTCTCACAGTTTAACTATTAGATAAAACTCTTATACAACCGTTCCTGTTATATAGGCCAGAAAAATCTTTTAATAAAAAAATCCCCCACCCCCCCATTAGGCAGTATCGCTCTTTAACAACTCTCTTTTGGTTACATTTTACTACTTGCTCGGTGTAACCACTTATGTAACCAAAATTATCCTTTGTATATATACAGTTAAAGGTCAAGTTACATAAGTTACAGGGGTTACGGCTTGAAAACACTTTTTTTATTTTTTTTATTTTTCAGCTCTATATACAGTAACGGCGTTATTTAAGTTCCGCGGTCCGCGACCCAAGAAACTTTTTCTTCGAGGGGGAGTAGTAACACTGCGGGTTTGGTGTGGGTGGTTGCGTTATTCAGTTGGCACATTTGTAGCGCGAGACCTCAACCGCCTTAACCCCATGGTAAGACTATTAAAATTCACCACCCACGCTATATTTTAGACCATAATCAGCGTAGATAGTCCAGCAATTTT